CCCTAACGGCAAGAGGCGCATTAATCTATAATACTTCATCAACAGTCACTAACGCAGCAGTTGCTGTCTTGGACTTTGGTGGAGATAAAACTGCCACAGCAGGAACGTTTACAATACAATTTCCAGCCTTTTCAACATCTGCAGCGATTCTAAGAATAGCTTAGGAGGTTTTAAATGGCGGCAGCACCATCAGGTTGGGGCTCTAACGCATGGGGAGAACAATTCTGGGAAGATAATGCCCTTGTTTTAGATTATGGTGCATGGGGTTCATTAGTCCAAGGCTTCGGTGACGGAGTATGGGGTAATGGAGTTCAACTTTCTACTTTATCCACAAGTGCGGGAACGGCTATTGCATCTATTTCTATAGAGGTGGCAGTTACTGGACAAGCTTTAGCAATATCCATTGGAACTGAAACAGTTAGCGCAGATGCTAATGTTACTCTTACTGGACAATATGTAACCGGTTATTTAGGAAATGAAACAGTTCTTCCTAGTATTGATGTAGTTGTTACTGGCCAAGCATTAACAGGTTCTATCGGAACTGAAACAGTTACCGCTGATGCTAATCTTACCCTGACTGGTAGTTATGCTACCATGACTGCAGGTACTGCGACCGGTGGTGGAAGTGCTGAAGTAGACGCAACTGGAATAGCTCTTACAACATCTATCGGAACAGAAACCGTTGTTGGAGACGCTAATATTACTCTTACAGGAATAGCTTTAACCAGTTCTCTAGGAAATGAAACTGCGGTTCCTGGTGTTGAAGTGCCAGTCACAGGACAAAGTTTAACAGGCTATTTAGGTAATGAATCTACAGTAGCTGATGCCAATGTAACTCCTACTGGAATAGCTTTAGCCGGCTCTTTAGGAACGGTTGATGCAGTTGCAGTTGCAGAAGTTACAGGCCAAGCATTAGCAGGCTCTGTTGGAACTGTGGATGTAGATGATGTAGTTGTAGGATTAACAGGTCAAGGCATGACAGCGACCCTACAAAATGTTAAGATAGGTGCATGGTCGCCAGTGGTTCCTGGAGTAGGGAATACTTGGACAGAGATTGATCCAGGAGTAACTAATACATGGGCGGAAGTTGACACCGCGGCTTAACGAATTTATAATGAATAGGAGATAAATTATGCCATCAAGTTATACAGGATTAGGGACCGAATTAATGGTGACTGGAGAAAAATCCGGTCAATGGGGTACTCTTACTAATACAAATTTACAAATCATAGAACAAATTGCTGGTGGCTATGTTTCAATAGCTTGTAATACCACGGGAGCTACAACTTTAGCTGTATCAGATGGAGCAGCAACAGATGGCAACCAGGTTGCACACAGAGTTATAGAATTAACAGCAGCTCTTGCTGGAAACATAACCGTAACTATCCCTTTAGATGTTCAAACTTTTTATATAATTAAAAATTCTACTACTAATGCATACTCGGTTGAATTTAAATATATAACAGGTTCAGGTAGCAGTGCTACTTTTGTTGCTGCAGATAAAGGAACTAAAATTGTTTATGCAACAGCTAATGATGGAACTAATCCAGATCTTGTAGATTTATTTGCTACTTCTTCAGCTATTACTTTATCCAACAATAATGCTCTTAAGTTTAATGATGCTGATAATTCAGCATCTGTTAGTTTAGATGTCCCTACAGCAGTTAGTGGTTCTTACACTATCACCTTACCAGCAGCGGTGGGAGCAGCAGCAGATTATGCTTTAACTACATCAGATGGAGCTGGAAATACACAGTGGACGGCAACATCAGGTTTTGGAATAACAACCGGCAAAGCTATTGCGATGGCAATGATTTTCGGTTAAAATGGAGACAATATGGCAAACCCAAATATAGTAAGTGTAACCGGAATAACAGCCGGAACATTAGGATGGAATCTACCTACAGGCGGACTGGTTAATTTAATATCACCTTCCTCAAATTATCTTTTAAAAATTAATAGAATCGTGGTGGCAAATGTCGATGGCTCAGCCGCAGCTGATGTTGATGTAGCTATTGTGACAAGTTCACAAAGTTTTACAAACACTACAGTTACTGGCGCTGATGCAACAACTTATTTAGCAAAAACAATTTCAGTACCAGCGGATGCTGCTTTAGTTATCTCTGATACTCCTATTTATTTAAGAGAATCAGATAACTTACAAGCTAATGCAAGTGCATCAGGAGATCTAGATCTTACAATCACATTTGAATTACTGACAGACGTATAGGAGGTTTAAATTATGGCTGGAAATGGCGGAATAATCGGACCTATTAATACTGTTACAGCAGCAAGTTGTGTTGCTGAAAAAAAAACTACTTTTACAGCAACGGGTTGTTTAACAGCACAAGCTACGGCTAGTGTTGATTACATGGTAATCGCTGGCGGTGGTGGCGGTGCAGGATCTGGTGGTGGCGGCGGTGGCGCTGGTGGATATAGGGCTTCTACTGGTGGACCTGCCCCAACTATGGGTTCGGCAGTTCCTGTAGTTGCTTGTACAACTTATGAAGTACAAGTCGGTGGTGGTGGATCGAGTACAGCTAATGGAACACCCTCAATTTTAAATTATGCAGGATGTGCAACAATAACATCAGCTGGCGGTGGTTATTATCAGACAGCAGGTGGTTCAGGTGGTGGAGCTACAAGTCCAGGAAGCCCAGGAGCTGGAAATACTCCTCCAACAACTCCTCCACAAGGAGAGGATGGTGGAGACGCTTACGCTGCTAACAGAGGTGCAGGTGGTGGTGGAGCCGGCGGTGGTGGTGGAACTTCTACTCCAGGTACAGCAGGTGTAGGTGGAGCAGGTGCAACAAACAATCTTTCAGGATCATGTGTAGTTTATGGTGGAGGTGGTGGCGGTGGCGCTCACTTCCCAGGATATAATCCAGGTCCAGCTGACCCAGGTGGTGGTGGAGGTGGAGCAGGCGCATCTTATGGTCCAATGTCTGCAGGAGCCAATGGTACAGTAAATACTGGTGGCGGCGCAGGCGGAGGTGGTGGTAAAACAGGTACTCACACTGGAGGACCTTCTACAGGTGGATCAGGAATAGTAATTGTTAAAGAGCCCGCAGTAAGTAATCCAGCAACTGCACCAGGTGTTTGGCAAATGAATACAGTTTATGATTATGTAAAAGCTGGAAACTGGGTTTAGAACTGGTCCATTGACACTATAGATATTTACAAAGGTAGTTAACATAAGTATAATAAAGGAAATTAAAAATATGGCCCATTTCGCAGAATTAGACGAGAATAATATAGTAACTAGAGTGATTGTGGTGGGTAATGATGTCACTACAGCAGCAGGACCTTTAGGAACAAATGATATGCATGTTGATGGTGAAACATGGTGTGTTAATTTTTTCAAAGGTGGAAACTGGAAACAAACTTCTTATAATAACAATTTTAGAAAACAATATGCAGGCATAGGTTTTACTTTTGATTCTGCAAAAGATAAATTTTTACAACCCCAACCATATGCATCTTGGTCATTAGATGAAAATGATGACTGGCAATCGCCAGTTACATATCCAACTGATACTACAGATAAATTTATAAGTTGGGATGAAGATAATCAAAAATGGACTGCGACCGATAATTCAGATCCAGTCAATAATTTCAATTGGGATGCATCAGCACTAGCTTGGGTATCCGCATAAGGAGACTTAAAGCATGCCAAATAATAATGGTGGTATAATCGGAGCAAGTAATAAAGCTTCTTTCGGTAAAGGTGTAGTACAAACTACAACAGCTACAGGGTGTATAACTCTCGGAGCAGGAACTCAAATAATTAAAGCAACTATTGTATCCGGTGGTGGTGGAGCAGGATCGGTTGCCGCTGCAAACATAGGTAGTGGTGGTGGTGGAGCAGGTGGTGTTCGTACTATTTGTTCATTATGTGCATCAGGAACAGTTGCTGCAGTTATCGGTGGAGGGGGAGCAACAACTTCTTATCCTACTGGATTAGCAAATAACGGATGTGCTTCATCAATAACAGCTAACTGTACCCCTTACGCATCAGTCGGAGGGGGTGGTTCGGCAGGTGGTGGTGCACCTTTTGCAGCAAGACCAGGTGGATCAGGTGCAGGACAAAGTTATACTCCAGGTGCAGCAGGATGTGGAACAGCTTGTCAAGGTAATCCTGGAGGAGATTACCTAGAAGGAGGTAGTACTCAGGAAGCTGGCGGCGGCGGTGGATATGCAGCAGCTGGTGGAGATGCCGCTCCCGGTGCAGGTGGTGCAGGTGGTGCAGGTTTATCTATAGCTCCTTTATATCCAGGTTCTCCAATTACTAGTGTAGGTGGTGGAGGTGGAGGTGGACATTATAATGCTCCAGGCTCACCAGCAACAGCAGGTGGAGACGCGAATCCAGTAGGTGGTGGTGGAGATTCAGGAAGATCACCAGGTATTCCAGGTTCAAACAATGGAGGCGCTGGAACTGCTAATACTGGTGGAGGCGGTGGTGGAGCAACTTCATTTAACCCAACCGCTGGTACAGGTGGTACTGGTGGACCCGGTGTAGTATTTATTAAAGAATTAAACAAAGCAAGTGGTGTGTGGTCAATGCAATCACAATTTGAATCACGAACAGCAGGAACATGGCCTGCACCTTTTGCAGCAATAGATTATATGGTTGTTGCAGGAGGTGGTGGTACTGGAAACAACGCTCCTGGTGGCGGTGGAGCAGGAGGTTTTAGAGAATCAAGTGGAGCTAATACAGGTTGTTATACAGCGTCTCCTTTAGGGGCATGTGTAGCAGGACTCTCACTATACCCTGGATCATATGCAGTTACAGTTGGCGGAGGTGGAGCTGGTACTAGTGGCAGTTGTACAGGAACTCCTGGTGACGATTCAACATTTGAAACAATTACATCAACAGGTGGTGGTGGAGGTGGTGGCTGGCCAGCGAAATGTGGAGCCGCTGGAGGTTCAGGCGGTGGAGGAAGAGCTAATCAAGGAGCTTCAGGCGGTGCAGGAAATACACCTCCCACAAATCCTGCTCAAGGATTTGATGGTGGAGATTCAGCTCCAAGTCCAGAAGGCCCGCCTTATGTAGGTGGTGGAGGTGGAGGTGCTACAACAGTAGGAGCAACAGGAAATCCAGGTGATGGAGGAGGTGGTACTGGAGCAACAACATTAATTTCAGGTTCTCCAGTAGCTTATGCTGGCGGTGGTGGCGGTGCAAGTAATGATTCTCCTCCTGTTCCAGGAGGTCCAGGTGGTACAGGTGGCGGTGGAGCTGGAGGACATGGTACAGAAGTAGGTAATGCAGGAACAGCTAATACTGGTGGTGGAGGTGGAGGTCCTGGATCTTCTTACAGTCCTAACGGTGGTATGGGTGGTGGACCCGGTATAGTAATTATAAGAACACCTTCTGGAACTAGTGTAGCCGTTGCCCCAGGATGTAATGCAGTAGCAACTTTACCTGCCCCTGCAGGAAGTTATAAAGTGGCAACTTTTAATGTTACTGGGACATTAACTATTTCATAATTGATCTAGATCAATTCTCTGTACTCTCTATTTAAACTAAGATAAAACATATGTATAAAGACATATGAACTTAACAAATCATTATTGGTACTTTCAATCAGTAGTTCCTTCTAGGATCTGTGATGAAATTGTTAAATATTCAAAATCTATTCAAGACAATATGGCTACTACAGGTGGCTTTGGAGATCCTAAAAAATTAAATCAAAAACAAATTAAAAATTTAAAAAAGAAAAGAGATTCAGATATTGTTTGGTTAAATGAGCGTTGGATTTATAAAGAAGTTCAACCTTATGTTCATCAAGCAAATGCTAGTGCTGGTTGGAATTTTCAGTGGGACTTTTCAGAGTCTTGTCAATTTACACAATATAAGAAAGGACAATATTATGACTGGCATTGTGATGGTTGGGATAGACCTTATCAAAGACAGCAAGGAGATTCATCACATGGGAAGATTAGAAAGCTATCTATGACATTAACTTTATCGGATCCTAAAGATTATAAAGGGGGAGAATTAGAATTTGATTTCAGGAACTTAGACCCTGATAAAAAACCAAACATTACAAAGTGCAAAGAAATATTGCCTAAAGGATCCTTGGTGGTATTCCCTGGATTCGTGTGGCATAGAGTATGTCCAGTTAAAAAAGGAACCAGACATAGTTTAGTAATGTGGAATTTAGGATGGCCCTTTAAATGAAGAAAAGAAGTCAGAAAGAATTAGATAAAATATCTTGCGGAAGTGCTGAAGTATTTCCTACACAATTAACTAGAGAAGATTATTTTCAATGTCCTGTATGGTTTGCAGATGCTGCTCAATTTGTTGATGATTTAAATAAAGCATCCGACCCTTATATTAAAACAGCGAAGAAAAATTCAAAAAAAGATATAACTAAAAGAAATAAAGAGTTTGGGGACAAAGGAGACATGGGACATGTTTTTCATTCAACTCCTGTAGTTGGAGATCCTAACTTTAACCAATTAACTAATTACATAGGTGCAACAGCCCATAATCTATTAGTGGAAATGGGTTTTGATTTAACTAATTATCAAGTATTTATCACAGAAATGTGGGTACAAGAGTTTGCTAAAAAAGGGGGTGGTCATCATACATTACACACACATTGGAACGGCCATATGTCCGGATTCTATTTTTTAAAAGCCAGTAAAAAAACATCGCAACCTATATTTGAAGACCCAAGATCAGGGAATCTAATGAATCTTTTACCTCAAAAAGATGCAACTAAAATAACTTATGCTAGTCATCAAGTTATTTATGAAGTAAAACCAGGTCGAATGATATTCTTTCCATCGTATATGCCTCATATGTATGCGGTTGATATGGGTTATGAACCCTTTAGATTTATACATTGGAACTGCCAAGCAATACCGAAAGGAGTATTAAATGTTCAAAAAAAATAAATACAAAATATTAAGAGGAGCCATATCAAAAGAGCTCGCTTCATTTATCTATTCTTATTTTTTAAAGAAAAGACAAGTAGCTCGATTTTTATTTGATCAAAAATATATCTCCCCCTTTACAACGTATTGGGGAATATGGAGTGACACACAAGTTCCTAACACCTATTCTCATTATTCAGACACAGCAATGGAAACATTGTTAGAAGCTTTAAAAGTAAAAATGGAAAAAGAAACAGGCTATAAGTTAAATGAAACATATGCCTATGCCAGAATTTATAAAACAGGAGACGTTCTTCATCGACATAAAGATAGATATTCCTGTGAAGTCTCTACTACCTTGAATTTAGGGGGAGATCCATGGCCACTTTACTTAGATCCAACAGGTAAAAAAGGTCAAGCAGGTATCAAAGTAGAACTG